TAAAGAGCATGATGTTGTTGTAATAAGTAAGACAGGTAAAATAGGTGAAATATATGAAATACAAAACTTAAAAATAGCTTTACCTGCAGAAAATAAAATACATAAATTTGAAACAAATACTTGGGAGCACACTGAGTATCCAAAAGTATTAAAAAAAATAAAGTCTGTTTTTGATTGGGAACAATATCCTTTAGACTTCAAAGAAAAATGGTATGATTACATCGATAGTGAGTTCGTCCGAAGGGAAGAAGGCTTTTGGTTCTATAATAAGAATGTGGCTACTTACATTACTGGTACTCATTATATGTACTTGCAGTGGAGTAAAATCGACGTCGGCCAACCAGACTTTCGTGAATCAAACAGATTATTTTACATATTCTGGGAAGCTTGTAAGGCCGATCACCGATCCTATGGTATGTGCTACCTTAAGAACAGGCGTTCTGGGTTTTCATTTATGGCCTCGGGAGAATGTGTTAATATGGCAACCATATCAAGCGACTCTAGATTTGGGATATTATCAAAGTCTGGTCCTGACGCAAAGAAGATGTTTACAGACAAGGTGGTACCGATATCCGTTAATTACCCCTTCTTTTTCAAACCAATTCAGGACGGAATGGACCGTCCAAAGACAGAACTTGCGTACAGGGTACCCGCGACAAAGTACACGCGTAAGAAGCTTGAGACAAACCAACAATTACAAGAGATCGATGGGCTCGACACCACGATCGACTGGAAGAATACAGGCGACAACTCGTACGACGGTGAGAAGCTCAAACTCCTCGTCCACGATGAGAGCGGCAAGTGGGAACGTCCGACGAACATCCTCAACAACTGGAGGGTCACGAAAACCTGCTTACGATTAGGTAGTAGAATTATAGGTAAATGTATGATGGGTTCAACTAGCAACTCATTAGACAAAGGTGGTGATAACTTTAAAAAACTATATAATGACTCAGATGTTACACAACGAAACGCGAATGGACAAACTCGCTCTGGATTATATAGCTTGTTTATACCTATGGAATGGAATTACGAAGGATACATTGATTCTTATGGCTTACCTGTCTTCCAAACACCAGACAAACCTGTTGAAGGACCACAAGGTGAAATTATAGATTTAGGTGTAATAGAATATTGGGATAACGAAGTCGCTGGATTAAAGCAAGATCAAGATGCTTTAAATGAATTTTATAGACAATTTCCACGTACTGAAAAGCACGCGTTTAGAGATGAATCAAAAGAATCTTTATTTAATCTTACTAAAATTTACGAGCAAATAGATTTTAACGAAGATATGCGTAATTCTATAAATGTAACGCAAGGAAGTTTTCAGTGGCAAAATGCAGAACAAGACACTAACGTTGTTTTTGTACCCAATAAAACTGGTAGATTTAAAGTAAGTTGGGTTCCGCCTTTACATATACAAAATAGGAGGTATAAAAAAAATAATACATATTATCCTGGTAATGAACATATGGGTGCTTTTGGATGTGATCCTTATGATATATCAGGAACTGTTGACAAAAGAGGTTCAAAAGGATCTTTGCATGGTTTAACAAAGTTTTCTATGGAAGATGCGCCACCAAACCATTTTTTCTTAGAGTATATAGCAAGACCGCAAACTGCTGAAATATTTTTTGAAGATGTACTTATGGCTTGTGTATTTTATGGCATGCCTATATTAATTGAAAACAATAAACCAAGACTTTTATATTATTTAAAAAAACGAGGTTATAGAGGATTTTCAATGAACAGACCTGATAGAAAATATAATAAACTATCGATAACAGAAAGAGAGTTAGGTGGTATACCAAACTCAAGTGAAGACATAAAACAAGCTCACGCTTCAGCAATAGAAACATATATAGAAACATTTGTAGGTTTAAAAGAAACTGGCTATGGTGATATGTATTTTCAAAAAACGCTAGAAGACTGGGCTAAATTTAATATTAATAATAGAACACGACATGATGCTTCTATTAGTTCTGGTTTAGCTTTAATGGCTTGTAACAAGCATAGGTATTCACCAGTAAATAAAATTAAACTAGAAGCTGTAGATCTTGGTATAAAAAGATATGACAACAGAGGAACTACATCAAAAATAATAAGTTAAATGAATATATATACTAACTCAAATAGCGCTTTTCCAAGTCAAGTAGTAAGTAATGCTGAAAAAAGCACTTTAGAATACGGTAGTCAAGTAGCAATGGCTATTGAATATGAGTGGTTTAGATCTGGTAGAACAAACGGTAATAGATATTTAACTAATTGGAATAATTTCCATGAATTACGTTTATACGCTAGAGGCGAGCAGTCTATACAAAAATATAAAGATGAGTTATCAATTAATGGTGATTTATCTTATCTTAATTTAGACTGGAAACCAGTACCTATTTTATCTAAGTTTGTAGATATTGTTGTAAATGGTATATCACAAAAAGCTTATGAAATAAAAGCTTATGCTCAAGATCCAGAGTCAATAAAAAAAAGAACTTCATATGCTTCTAAAATATATGAAGACATTGTTTCTAAAGAATATATAGAAAACATAAAGCAAGTTTTAGGTATTGATTTATATCAAACTTCTATTGCTGGTTTAATACCAGAAACCGAAGAAGAGCTAGAGCTTCATATGCAATTGAAATATAAGCAGTCAATAGAAATAGCTGAAGAAGAAGCTATATCTACAATAATGGCTAAAAACAAATACAATTTAACTAGACGTAGGTTAAATATGGATCTAGTTACTATTGGTATTGCTGCTTGTAAAACTAACTTTAATACAGCCAACGGTGTTACAGTTGATTACGTAGATCCAGCTTATATGGTTTATTCATATACTGAAGATCCTAATTTTGAAGACATATATTATGTTGGAGAAATAAAATCAATAACAATACCAGAGCTTAAAAAAGAATTTCCTAATATTCCACATGATGAGCTAGAGCGTATTCAAAAAATGCCTGGCAATAGACAGTATATTACAGGTTGGGGTGGTTATGACGAAAATACTGTACAAGTTTTATATTTTGATTATAAAACATACAACGATCAAGTGTTTAAAATAAAACAAACAGATCAAGGATTAATGAAAGCTATTGAAAAGCCAGATACATTTAATCCACCAGAAAGTGATATGTTTGAAAGAGTATCTAGATCTATTGAAGTATTATATAGTGGCGCTAAAGTTTTAGGAACTGATACGATGCTTAAATGGGAGCTTGCTGAAAATATGTCAAGACCATATGCTGATACTACAAAAGTTGAAATGAATTATTCTATATGTGCACCACGCATGTATAAGGGTAGAATAGAATCACTAGTAAGTAAATGTGTAGGTTTTGCAGATATGATACAGCTAACGCATTTAAAACTACAGCAGGTGTTATCTCGTATGGTGCCAGATGGTGTATATTTAGATATGGACGGTTTAGCTGAAGTTGATCTTGGTAATGGTACTAACTATAATCCCGCAGAAGCATTAAACATGTATTTTCAAACAGGTTCTATTGTTGGTAGATCATTAACTCAAGATGGTGAACTTAATAGAGGTAAAGTACCTATTCAAGAATTACAAAGTAGTAGTGGTGGTGCTAAAATACAAAGTTTAATTACTACGTATCAATATTATTTACAAATGATACGTGATGTGACCGGACTTAACGAAGCAAGAGATGGTAGTTTACCTGATCGTAACACATTAGTTGGATTACAAAAGTTAGCAGCTAATGCTTCAAATACAGCTACTAGACATATAAATCAATCAAGTTTATATATAACTCTTAGAATAGCTGAAAATATTTCGTTAAAAATAGCTGATGTTTTAAGCTTTCCTTTAACAGCTAGTTCTTTACAAAATTCAATATCTACATTTAATATTAAAACATTAGAAAATTTAGTAGATTTAAACTTACACGATTTTGGTATATTCTTAGAGTTAGAACCAGATGAAGAAGAAGAAGCTAAATTAGAAGCAAATATTCAAGTTGCTTTACAAAATGGAGGTATTGATCTTGATGATGCTATTGATATTAGACAAATTAAAAATTTAAAACTTGCTAATCAAATGCTTAAAATAAAACGTAAGCGTAAGCAACAGCAAGATATTAAAATACAACAATCTAATATACAAGCTCAAGCTGATGCCCAAGCTTCGACTGCAGAGAAAACAGCTATGGCTGAAGTTCAAAAACAAGAAGCTATTTCAGGTTCTAAAGTTCAATACGAACAAGCTAGAACTCAAATGGAAATACAAAAAATGGAAATACAGGCAAAGCTTGATCAACAAAAATTGCAAATGAAACATCAATTTGATATGCAATTAAAACAACTTGAAGTTCAAGTAATACAACAAAAAGAAAATTCAATAGAAGATCGTAAAGATAAAAGAACAAAAATCCAAGCAACTCAGCAAAGTGAAATGATAAGCCAAAGAAAAAACGATGGTTTACCTATAAACTTTGAACAACAACAAGAGCAAGGTGCACAAGCGTTTATGTAAACGTTATTTAATTATTTAATTATATTATATTATGTCAGAAATAAAAACAAATGAACCTGTTAAACAGGAAGGTGACTTTAAAATTAAAAAAAGAAAAACACCAAAAAAATTAACTGAAACTAAAGATAACATTACTAAAGTTAATGTTAATCCAAAAGAACCTTTAATACCTATTGAAAATAATATCACAAAGGTAGAAATTAAAAAAGAAGAAAATGCCATTCAAACACAAGAGACAAATGATAGCAATGTTATTGTCGAAGAATCCAAAGACAGTAGCAACGGCGAAGGAGTGGTTGAAGAAGTACGGTCCACCGAAGAAAAAGTAGAAGAATCTCCAATACAACTTATTGAAGAAGTTATTGAAGTTGAAAAAGAATTAAAAGAAGCTGTAAGAGATGAAAAAGTATTAGGTAAACCACTTCCAGAAAATATTGAAAAGCTTGTAGCTTTTATGGAAGAAACAGGTGGTACTATTGAAGATTACACTCGTTTAAATGCTGATTATTCTAGCATCGACGATGTTACTTTATTAAAAGAATATTACAAAAAAAATAAACCTTATTTAGATAATTCAGATGTAGATCTTTTGTTGGAAGACTTTATATTTGACGAAGAAATAGATGAGGAAAAAGATATACGCAAAAAGAAACTTGCGTTTAAAGAAGAAGTTGCAAAAGCCAAAAACTTTTTAGAAGAAACAAAGAGTAGATATTACGACGAAATCAAGTTGAGACCCGGAGTAACTCAAGAGCAACAAAAAGCTATGGACTTTTTCAATAGATATAACAAGGAGCAAGAACAAGCTAAGCAACAACATCAATTGTTTAAACAAAATACCCAAAAACTTTTTAGCGATGATTTCAAAGGTTTTGATATCAGTGTAGGCGAAAAAAGATATAAGTATAATATTCAAAACAAAGATAAAGTTGCAGAAAACCAGTCTAATATAACAAACCTCGTTAAGAAGTTCTTAGACGACAAAGGTAATGTTAAAGACGTTGCTGGTTATCATAAAGCTATGTATGCTGCTGAAAACGTAGATCGCATTGCCTCTCATTTTTATGAGCAAGGAAAAGCTGATGCTGTAAAAGAAGTTGTAAACAAATCAAAAAATTTGACTGACACTAAAGCTAGAACTAGTCAAGGAGATGTGTTTATTAATGGATTTAAGGTGAGAGCTATTTCAGGCGCTGACTCTACAAAGCTAAAAATAAAAACAAAAAAATTTAACTAATTAAAAATTAATAATTATGAGTTTAACTCCTCAATTTGGTAGTTTAATACCTTCGCAAACGCAACAGGTTCTTGATACTAACTACCTACAATTTAACACTGGTAATGCTGCAACTGGTGGTGACACTTTTGCACAACAGTATTTACCAGAAATATATGAACAAGAAGTAGAGCGTTATGGAAACAGAACGTTATCAGGCTTCTTAAGAATGGTTGGCGCTGAAATGCCAATGACATCTGATCAAGTAATTTGGTCTGAGCAAAATAGATTACACGTAGGTTATGATAACGTTACTGTTGTTGCTGGTGGTGGAAATACTTTTAACACCATTAATTTTCCAGCTACAGTAAATAACGTTATTTCGCCAAATGATACTATTGTTGTTTTAGATCCTGTTACAGGTGCTGAAGCTAAATGTTTAGTAACATCGTCTACTCTTGGAGCTGCTGGATCAATTATTGTTCAACCTTTTAACAACAAAAAATTAGATACAGCTGCTGGAAACAATATTACTGCTGGTGCTGGTATTAAAATATTTGTTTATGGTTCTGCTTATCAAAAAGGAGTAAGTTTAAATTCAGTTAGCACTGGTGCTGGAGCTAAAACAGAAGGTTATGCTTCTATAGAGCCTCAGTTTACACAGTATTCTAACTCTCCAATTATTATTAGAAGCCAATACGTTGTTAATGGTTCTGATATGGCACAAATTGGATGGGTAGAAGTTGCAACTGAAGATGGAACATCTGGATACTTATGGTATTTAAAAGCTGAATCTGAAACAAGATTACGTTTTGAAGATTACTTAGAAATGTCTATGGTTGAAGGTGAGTATAACCAAATTGCTGGTGCTGCTTTTCCAGGTACAGAAGGTTTATTTGCTGCTATCCAATCACGTGGTAATGTAGAAGTAGGATTTACTGCTGCTGCTGGACTTGACGAATTTGACGCTATATTGAAAAATTTAGATACGCAAGGTGCTATTGAAGAAAATATGTTATTCTTAAATAGACAAACTGCTTTAGATTTTGACGATATGTTAGCTTCAATCTCTGGTGGTTCTGCAGGTGGTACTGCTTTTGGATTATTTGAAAACTCAGAAGAAATGGCTTTAAACCTAGGTTTTAGCGGTTTCAGAAGAGGTTCTTATGATTTCTACAAAACTGACTGGAAATATTTAAACGACGCTTCAACTCGTGGAGGTATCAATGGTATTAGCTCTATAGAAGGAGTATTAGTACCTGCTGGAACTTCTACTGTATATGACCAAGTATTAGGAACTAACATCCGTAGACCTTTCTTACACGTACGTTATAGAGCTTCACAAGCTGACGACAGAAGAATGAAGTCTTGGTTAACTGGTTCCGCTGGTGGTGCATTTACATCTACATTAGATGCTATGGAAGTAAACTTCCTATCTGAAAGATGTTTAGTAACACAAGCTGCTAATAACTTTGTACTATTCAAAGGAATCTAATAATGATTCAAAACTAATAATATCCCCGTCTTCGGGCGGGGTTATTATTTTATTAACTATTTAATTTTATTATATCATGGCTAAAAAAGCTCAAGCAGAAACTGTTGAGGTTGCACCTCAAGAGGTTGCAGTAAAAACTGCACCAAAAAAAGAAGTAAAACCAACTAAACCAAGTTGGGAAATTAAAGATAGAATTTATTATTTAAAAGGTAACAAAAATCCTTTAACTTTAACTATACCTAGTAAACATACTAGAAAACACTCTTTATTGTATTTTGATGAAAAAACCGGCAAGCAAAGAGAACTTAGGTATGCTACAAATCAAGATTCACCTCTTGTAGATGAACAAAAAGGTGAATGCACAATGGGTCATATTAGGTTTCATGATGGAACTTTAGCAGTCCCAAGAAATATGCAAAACCTACAAAAACTACTTTCATTATATCACCCTTTAAAAGGTAAAATATATGAAGAATTTAATGCTGTTCAAGAAGCTACAGATGATTTAGATATTTTAGATCTTCAAATAGATGCCTTAAATGCAGCCAGAAATATGGATATAGATCAAGCAGAAGCTATTTTAAGAGTTGAAAAAGGTTCTGAAGTAAATAACATGAGCTCTAAAGAATTAAAAAGAGATTTACTTTTATTTGCTAGAAACAACCCACAACTATTTATTAACTTAGCTAATGACGATAATGTTCAATTAAGAAACATAGCTATTAGAGCTACTGAAGAAGGTATAATTAATTTATCTCAAGATCAAAGAACATTTACATGGGGATCAAATGGTAGAAAATTAATGAACGTGCCTTTTGATGAAAATCCTTACTCAGCATTTGCTGCTTTCTTAAAAACAGATGAAGGTGTTGAAATCTATAAATCTATAGATAAAAAACTATAAAAACAAGTGATACTATTATAAGGCGGTTTCGGCCGCCTTTTTAGTATAAAAAAATTATAACATGGCGATAAACGTAAATACTGTTTACAACACGGTGTTGTCTATACTTAATAAAGAACAAAGAGGTTATATAACACCAGATGAGTTTAATAAGTTAGCTACACAGGTACAATTAGAAATCTTTGAAAACTATTTCGAGGATATGAACCAACAATTACGTGTGCCACAGACTACTAACGAATATGCAAATCGACAAAAAAATGTTGATGATTGCATTTCTATTTTTAAAACAGTTGCTAAACCAACTTTAATTGGTATAGGCAATGTATTAAGTGCGTCAGTTACAAATGGAGGAACAGGTTATACACAGGCTTCAAATGTACCTACAACAACAGCACAAGGCGGTACTAACTTAACATTAAATACTTTTATTAATAACCCTACTTTCAATGTAACAACGCAAGGTGCTAATTATACAACTTCTACAAATATAGCTACTACTGTTGTTCCTAATAATGGAACTGGATTAACTGTTGATATAACTTCTGTTAATCCTACTACAGGTGCTATACAAGGAGTTAATATAAATAATCCTGGATTAAATTATTCTGTTAATGATGTAATTACAATAACAGGAGGCAATGGAGCTGCCACACTAACTTTAACTTCTTTAAGTAATGGTGTTATATCTAATATAACAATTAATAATGGTGGTTCTGGTTATTCTGTTGGAGACGCTGTAGCAATAACAGGTGCTAATAATGGAGCAGCTCAAATTACTTCTGTAAATGAAGTAGCTTATTTTTTACCTCCTTCAAATTTACACAGAATAGGTACTGTAATATATAAAGACGAAAAAGAAATAGAAAGAATAGAAAGAAATGATTTACTTCAAGTAAATATGTCTAATCTTACTAAACCTACCACAACATATCCTGTTTATTTATACGAACAAGCTACACAAGGAATTACTGGAAACAATACAGGGCAGTCGCATATTTATGTATATCCAACTACTATAACTTCTGCTTCAGATATATCTATATCTTATATAAGAAAACCTGCAGATGTTGTATGGGGATTTACAGTAGGTTCATTAGGTCAATATGTTTATAGTTCTTCTGCATCTACACAATTTGAGTTATTAAATACAGAACAAAATGAGGTTATATTAAGAATTTTAACTTATGCTGGCGTAGTTATAAACGATACTCAAATAATACAAGCAGCGGCTTCAGCGGTTCAAGGAGAAGAAATTAATTCAAAAAGTTAATAAATGGCATCAATAACTGAAACTAACGAGCAATATTACCAAGGCGTACAAGCTTTTAGAGGCGCATCTCAAGCTCCTTTTAATGGTCAGAGTTTTACAACTACTTTTAACACAAACTTAGTATTTGGTAATTATGATCCTAATAATGTAAACTATGCTTTAAATAACTTTAAAATATACACTAGCACTACTGGCATGCCAAATCCTGGAAGCTGGACAGAATATACTTCACCATATGAAGTTAAAGACAATGTAATAACTATAACCAATGATTTACCGGCTAATGTATACTTAGTCGTGCAGTTAAAAAGATTAGATGGCGGTAAATATGGTCAAACAGAAGCTGAAAAAGCATATGGAGATACTGTAGAAGAAAACTATGGAGGTTATGAATATATAAAAATAAGTGATATAGTTAACAACTTTTTAATAGCTTACGTAGGTGCAGGTAAATTAATTTCAAATGTTCAAAGAACAGACGTAATATTTCATGCAAAAAGAGGATTACAAGAATTTAGTTATGATACTTTAAAAAGTATTAAATCACAAGAACTAACAATACCTGCTAATTTAAGTATTGTATTACCTCAAGACTATGTAAATTATGTTAGAGTTTCTTGGATAGATCAATTAGGCGTAAAAAGAATAATATATCCAGCTAATAACTTAACTATAAGTCCTTATGAAACTCCAACTCAAGATGATTTAGGAATACCTACACAAGATAATTTTGGAGATAACACAGAAGGAACATCTATAACTAGTGAAAGATGGAAAAATGCTAATACTACCCTTATAAATCAAGAGTTATTTAAAAACTTTGATGAGTTTGCTTATTGGGCTAATGTGTACGGTTGGCCTACTGAGTATGGTTTAGGACAACAATATGGTATTGTGCCGCAATACGCTCAAATAAACGGTTGGTTTAACCCTAATTATAGAGATGGTAAAATGTCTTTTTCAAGTAATTTAGTAGATAAGTTAATTGTATTAGAATACATCTCTGATGGTTTAGCATATGACGTTGACACTAAAGTGCCTAAGATGGCAGAAGATGCTTTATACGCTCATATATTGCACTCTATTATATCTACAAGATCAGGTCAACAAGAATACTTAGTACAAAGACTTAAAAGAGAGCGTAGCGCAAAACTTAGAAATGCTAAAATTAGATTATCTAATATAAAACTTGACGAAATAGTTCAAGTTATGCGAGGTAAATCTAAATGGATAAAACACTAAAATTTAATGGCTGAAATTAAAAATAACTTTATAAGATCTAAGATGAATAAAGACTTAGATCGTAGGCTTATTCCAGATGGCGAGTATATAAATGCTATAAATTCTCAGATAAGCATGTCTGAAGGTGACGGCGTAGGTACACTAGAAAATATACTTGGTAATGAGTTAGTCGCTACCTTGGTAACTCCTGCTGTTGCAAACTTAATTTCTATAGGCTATTATGTAGACCAAATAAATAATTTTATTTATATATTTTTAACAGATAATTATACATCGACTTATGTAGAACAAGGTGGAGGCGTAGGTTCTAATCATTTTATATGTAGATATAACGCGTTAAACAATACAACTACAACACTTGTAACAGGAGCTTTTCTTAATTTTTCTACATTAAACCCTATATATGGAGTTAATTTATTAGAAAACTTACTATTTTTTACAGACAATAGAAATCAACCTAGAAAAATAAATGTAACTAATGCAGCTAACGATGCTGCTTATTATACAACAGAAGATCAAATATCTGTAGCAAAATATAATCCTTACGATTCTATATATTTGTACGAGCCAAGTACAGAATCTTCAACTGCTGATGCATATCAATCTACAATGAAAGATGTAGTGTCTAAATTTATGCCTGGTGGTGGATCTGCAACAACATCTGGAGGTTCTAGTCAAACTGCTTTTGCTTTAAGCAATGGTCTCTTTCCGTTTTATCCTAATAAACCAGTTCCTGGTCAAACTGTAGGTAAAATTCAAACTGCAGGAGGTCCTATAGTAATGTTAGCTGTTACTGTAGCTGCTAGTCCAGCTCCTACACCTACCTCAGTTAGTTTTACTAGTAATATAACATTAAATAACGGTGATGAATTAGTGTTTTTTCCAAATCCATACTATAATAACACATATTCTGGTGATTCTGTTTTTTTAGAAGATAAATTTGTTAGATTTTCTTATAGATTTAAATTTGAAGATAATGAATATTCTTTAATAGCTCCATTTACTCAGTCTTGTTTTATACCAAAGCAAGATGGTTATTTTTTAACAACTGGTTTAACTGCCTTTGATAATGATCAAACTCAAGCAGCTGAATCCAGTATTGTAAGTTTTATGGAAAATAAAGTTAACTCTATTGGACTTCAAGTACCATTACCAACAAGCCAAACATCTTTATTTAGTGATTTTAAAATAACAGAAATAGAAATTTTATATAAAGAATCTGATGGTTTAGTTATTAAAGCTGTAGATACAATAGATGTATCAACTTTATCTAGTTCAGATAATTTTTTAGAATATCTTTATGTAGGTAATAAGCCTTTTAAAACTTTATTAGAAAAAGAAACAGCTAGAGTTTTCGATAAAGTACCTGTTAAGTCTTTAGCTCAAGAAGTTTCTGGAAATAGAGTTATTTATTCTAACTTTCAAAACAGACATACTCCGCCGGCTAGTCTAGACTATAGCGTTAATGCTACTCCTAAACCAGAGTTTGATCTTAGAACTGGTAGCGCTACTTCAGGAAGTGGTAATTCTGGAAAAACAATAAACTTAGTAAATCCCAAAGGTGTATATATAGTTGGTAGTAAAGTTTTTTTTAGCGGAGCACCTGCAAATTTATTAATTCAAAACGTAGTTAATTCAGGTCAAATTCAAGTAAATCAAAACGTAACAATTGGAGCTGGCGTTGCTATAACTTTTCAACCGTCTTCAAATGATCAAAATACAACTAGTAGAATAGAATATCCTAGTAGTAGTTTAAAAACAAATAGAAGTTATCAAGTTGGTATTGTTTTGTCTGATAAGTATGGTAGAACGTCAGATGTTATATTATCTAATAATGATAGTACAGTTACGCTACCTTCAACTGAAAGTTTTTCTGGATCTTCTTTGTATTCAGGTTATTTAACTGAAAACGGAACTCAACAAGCTTTTAATTGGCCTGGTAATTCTTTAAAAGTTTTATTTAATTCTGTAATAGGACCTGAAAACTCTAGTGGTTTTTACCCTGGTATTTACAATGGAACTGTAACAGATCCTAATTACAATCCTCTTGGTTGGTATTCATATAAAATAGTAGTACAGCAAAAAGAACAAGATTATTA